GCGATCTACGCGCTCGAGAGGCTCATCGAGGCGATCGAGACAGCGCGGCCACACCGCGTCCCGCGCAAGGCACTGCCGCGCATCCGGACGCTCATGGCGCAGGCCACCGACCTGCTCAGCACCACGATCTTGGAGGCCGAAGATGACGCTGCGTGACCTGCTCCACGACATCGTCGCCGAACTCGACGCCGATGGCGGCGGTTTCCGCACCAACGAGGCTGCCAATCTCCTCTACGCCAACCCGAGCATGACGCTCGCCGAGGTGCTCGGGGTGTCGGAGTGATGGCGCTGCGCATCGTCACCGCCGACGAGCGGCTCTCGGAGGCAGCGAACAAGACCACCATGGCGCTGTTCGGCCCGAGCGGCGTCGGCAAGACCACCCTGGTCACGACCCTGCCGCACGCGACCACCCTGTGCGTCGATCTCGAGGCCGGGATGAAGTCGGTGCAGGACTGGCCGGGCGACAGCATCCCGGTCCGCTGCTTCGAGGATGCGATCGACCTCGCCTGCCTGATCGGCGGGGTGAACCCGGCGGCGGAACCGAACAGCTTCTTCTCGGCCGCGCACCACCAGCACCTGGTGCACGCGCATCCCGATCTCGTCCGGCTGATCGCCGGCAAGACGACGATCTTCCTCGACAGCATCACCGACCTCACCCGCCAGGCCATGGCGTGGGCGAAGACCCGGCCGGAGGCGTTCTCGGAGAAGACCGGCCGGCCGGACACGCGCGGCGCCTACGGCCTGATGGCGCGCGAGGTGATCGGCCTGCTCAAGCACCTGCAGCACGCGCCGGGCAAGACCGTGATCATGGTCGGCATCCTCGAACGCGTCGCCGACGAGTTCGGCCGGGTCACCTGGCAGCCGCAGATGGAGGGCGGCAAGGCCGGGCGCGAGCTGCCGGGGATCGTCGATCAGGTGATCACCATGGCGCTGTTCTCGACCGATCCCGACGGCGCGCTGCGCCACGACCCCGAGCACGGCACGGCGCGGCGGCTGGTCTGCACCGCGGCCAACCGCTTCGGCCTGCCGGCGAAGGACCGCTCCGGCCGCCTCGCCGAGACCGAGCCGCCCGATCTCGGTGCCCTGCTTCGCAAGATCAACGCCACACGGAGGTGACCATGACGTTCGACCTGAACGACGCCGAGCTGCCGCGCAGCTCCGACCTGATCCCCGACGGCAGCTTCGCCAAGGTGACGATGGCGCTGCGCCCGGGTGGTGCCGATGGCGAGGGCGAGCTCGACCGCGGCCTGTTGAAGCTCTCGAACACGCCGGGCAGCGACGTGCGCATGCTGGATGCCGAGTTCACGGTGGTCTCGGGCCCGCATGCGCGGCGCAAGTTCTGGCAGCAGTTCACGGTGCAGGGCGGCAAGGTCGACGAGCATGGGGTGTCGATCGGCTGGAAGATCTCGAAGGGGATGTTCCGGGCGATGGTGGACAGCGCGCTCGGGCTCGATCCCCAGGACATGAGCGAGGCGGCGAAGGCGCAGCGCAAGCTGCGCGGCCTGCGCGATCTGCACGGCATCACGTTCGTGGCGAAGATACGGGTCGAGCCGAGCACCAACCCGGACTATGGCGACACCAACCGGCTGGATCGGGTGGTGCTGCCGGGCGAGCCGGAGTACGCGCGCGTCATGGCGGGCGAGACTGTGCCGGCGCAGCCGTCGCACCGGCCCGCGAAGAAGGCCGCCGCGCCGAAGGCGCCGGCGCCGTCCTGGGGCCCGCCGCAGGCACGACCCGCGGCCGCGACGACGCCCGCCTGGGCGCCGCCCGCTTCGTCCGCCCCGGCACCCGCGGCACCGCCGCCCGCGGCGCCGAAGCCGAGCGGTGGCCCGGCGTGGCTGAACGGCTGATGCGGAGATGGCCCGTGCAAAGCGGGCGCGATCGGGACCCCACCGCCCCGCGGCGGTGGGCGACCGGCGCCGATCGCGGCATGCCGCGATCCCATCGAACTTCGTTCGATGGGAGCCCGACGCACGCCCGCTCTCGCATGCGGAATGGTCGGCGCGCCGTCTGTGCGCGCTGTGCGGCCGCGAGGCGCGCGGCTTCGGCTACATCCACCGCCTCCAGGTCGGCGATGCGCCGCTCTACCGCTTCTGCTCCATGGCGTGCTGCGAGGCGGGCGGCGCGCTCGCCGAACGGGGCGGCGGCGTGATCGACAAGACCGCCATGGAGGTGCAGGCGATCAAGGACGCCCGCCGTCCGTTCGCCGAGATGTTGCAGGAGCTCGACCTGCTCGCCCCCTTCGCCGAGCGCCCGGCCGCCGAGATCGACCGCATCATCGAGGCCTGCGTCGACGGCTTCCAGGCCTCGATGCAGCGCCAGGCCGAGAAGCGTCCCACCCTCGACGATGACTTTCCGTTTTAGGGCCGCAATGCTGCTCGACCTGAACCACGGCTCTGGCCGCATCTACGGCGCACCGGCCATCGAACCAGGCAGCGACGTCACCGCGCGCGTGAACGCACGGGTCGACGCCGCCCTGGTCGAGCGCCATCGCCGCCAGCGCCCGCGCGACTACCTCGGCGGCAGCCGCATCGGCGAGCCCTGCGCGCGGCGGCTCGCCTACGAGGTCGCGCACACGCCGAAGGACGAGGGCCAGGAGTTCGACGGTCCGATCCTGCGCATCTTCGACGCCGGCCACCAGTTCGAGGCGCTCACCATCCGCTGGCTGCGCTGTGCCGGCTTCGACCTGCGCGATCGCGGCCCGGACGGCGAGCAGTTCGGCTTCTCGGCCGCCGGTGGCCGGCTGCGCGGCCACGCCGATGGCGTGATCGTCGGCGGCCCGGAGATCGGCATCCGCTGGCCGGCTCTGTTCGAGCACAAGGCGCTGGGCGCACGCTCCTGGAACGACCTGGTGAAGCACGGGCTGCGTGCCTCCAAGCCGATCTACTTCGCCCAGGTGCAGCTCTACATGGCCTATCTCGACCTCGAGGTCGCGCTGGTCACCGCGCTCAACCGCGACACGCTGGCGCTGCACCACGAGGTCGTGCCGTTCGAGCCGCAGGAGGCGCAGCGCCTCTCCGATCGCGCCGTCGACATCCTGCTCGGGGTCGATGCCGGCGAGCTGCCGCCCCGCATCGCCGCCCACCGCGACTTCCACCTCTGCCGCCTCTGCCCTTACGCGCAACGATGCTGGGAGAACTCACCATGACGCCTGCTAATCCAATCGCTCGCGTGCCCATGGCCTATGAACTGAAGCTACGGCTGGCACGCAGGTCACCAGGGCTCTGGAATGCGCCGGACGTCTCCGCGGTACTGACGGCACCGGTCTACGTGTTCCCCGACCAGGAGCGCCTCGACAGCGACGAGGTCGCGCGCCTCGCACAGGTGATTCTGCCTGGCCGCCTTCAGCTCCCGCATCCCGCAGTCATGTTTGAGATCGTGCAGAGCGGCGTCGTGGGCGGCTGCATGGTTGCCCTGGCGATCGCGACATCCGACGATGTGAGGGGCTACCTGTTCCAGCGCGACTCAAAGCGCGGCGCATGGACGGAAGTTCTGGCCTATGCCCGCTTCCTGCAGGACGGTGTGGCCGAGGTGGAGACCAACCCGAAGGTCCTCCGGCCGCAAGACATCGGCGTCTACTCGGAAGTGCTGCCATCCGCGGTCTGGCGCGCGGTCGGCCTTCTGGCCGCAGGGTGCGCGTTCCAGAGCCAGACCCTCTCGCCGCTGCGGCGCGCGAAGCTCGCGCGGATCGGTGTTCGCGGCTGGGAATATCGCGTCGCGGACATCGACCCGAGCCGGATCGCCGAAGCCGCTGCAAGGCTTGGCGGCACGCATGCGTCTCCGCGCTGGCACATCCGACGCGGCCACTGGCGCAGGCTCGGCGACGGGCGGCGCGTGTTCGTGCGCGAATGCGAGGTCGGTGATCGTTCCCGCGGCGGGATCGTGAAGGATTACCGGCTCGAGATGGAGACCGCCGGATGACAGACCTGACCCCGTCCGACGCGCAGTATCGCGCGATCGCCGCCATCAAGGAGTGGTTCGAGCACCGCACCGATGAGCAGCAGGTGTTCCGGCTGTTCGGGTACGCGGGCACAGGAAAGTCCACCGTGCTGCGCTTCGCTCTCGATGAGCTCGGCCTCGAACCGCATCGCGGCGGCCTGGACGGCGACACCTGCGTGCCGGGCATCGTCACCGCCACCTTCACCGGCAAGGCCGCGCTGGTGCTGCGCCGCAAGGGCACGCCCGCACGCACCATCCACAGCCTGATCTACAGCGTGATCGAGGCGACCGAGGAGGAGGTCGAGGCGGCGGAGAAGAAGATCGAGCAGGCGATCGCCGAAGCACGCCACCTCGCCGGCTTCGAGCGCACCACGGCGGAGGCCGCCATCGCGGCCATGCGTCAGGGTGTGGCGGAGATGAAGCGGCCCCGCTTCGCGCTCAACCCGAAGAGCGATGCAGCGCACGCCAGGCTGATCGTGCTCGACGAGGTCTCCATGGTCGGCGAGGAGATGGCGCGCGACCTGATGAGCTTCGGCAAGCCGATCCTGGTGCTCGGCGATCCGGGGCAGTTGCCGCCGATCCAGGGCGAAGGCGCGTTCACCCGCGACGCGCCGGACGTGATGCTGACGGAGATCCACCGCCAGGCAGCGGAGAGCGCGATCATCCGCCTCGCCACCATGGCGCGCCAGGGCGAGCCGATCCCGTTCGGCCGGCACGACGATCACGTCTGGAAGATGCGCAAGATGGACGTCACGCCGCAGCAGGCGCTGCGCGGTGGGCAGGTGATCTGCGGCCGGAACGCGACGCGGCTGCAGCTCAACAACGCGATGCGCGACGCCGCCGGCTACGGCCCCGGCTGGCTGCCCACCGGCCCGGGCGAGAAGATCGTCTGCCTGAAGAACCAGAACGACATCGGCCTGATCAACGGCATGTTCGTCACGCTCGACGATGTGGTCGACGAGGGCAGCCTGTTCTTCTCCGCCGTGGTGACCGACGAGGACGGCCATCGCGTCGGCCCGCCGCAGCCGGACGGCACGCGCGGACGGCTGCGCATCTACAAGGGCCACTTCGAGGACCACGTCGCCCTCGACACTCACCGCCACGACCGCGACTGGAAGGCGAAGCGGATGCTGACCGAGGCGACCTTCGGCTGGGCGATCACCTGCCACAAGGCTCAGGGTTCGGCATGGAGCAACGTGGTGGTGTGGGATGACGGGCTCGGCCGCACGGAGCTCGACCGGAAGCGCTGGCTCTACACCGCGATCACCCGCGCCGAGCAGGGGCTGGTGATCCTGGCATGATCGGCGTCAGCGAAGTCAGCCCTGCTGCGACAGACGCGTCCATCCTGGCGGGCGTCGGCGGCATCGATCTGAACGAGGTCGACGATCCGACGCAGCGCTGGGATCTCGCCGAGGTGCGGCGCCGATTGGCGGAGACCGCGCGCGAGTGGCTGCCGGCACTGTTCCCGAATGCGCGCCGCTCAGCGGACGGCAGGACGCTGCGCTGCGCGGATCTGTCCGGGCGTGCGCCGCGCGGCGAAGGCTCCTGCGTGATCCACCTCGAGGGCCGGTTCGCCGGCTGGGGCTTCGATCACGCGACCGGCGAGAGCGCCGGCCCGATCGACATGATCTACCACGCGACCGGGCTGACGGACGCGCGCCTGTTCGCCGAGGCGGCGCGCTGGGCACGCATGGACCTGCCTGCGCCACCGGCGCGGACCGGCGAGCCGCGGCCAGACCACAGCCGCGAGATCGCGCGCATCCTGGAGGGCTGCGCCCCGCTCGGCGGCACCGTCGCCGAGACCTACCTGCAGAGCCGCGGGCTCGCGGTGCCGGAGACGCCGGATCTGCTGTTCCATTCCGACCTCACCGACTTCGACACGCGCCGTGGCTGGTGCGGCATGGTCGGCATCGTGCGCGATGGCAATGGCGAGCCGACGGGCGGCATTCATCGCACCTATCTGCTCGACGACGGCTCGGCCAAGGCGCCGCCCGGCAAGAAGATGCTCGGCCCCGTCGCCGGCGGCGCGGTGCGGCTCGCGCCGCTGACCGAGGATGGGCGCATCGGTGTGGCCGAAGGGATCGAGACCGCGCTCGCGGCGCAGGCGATCTTCGGCATCCCCGCCATGGCGGCGCTGTCCGCCGAGGGGCTGCGGCGCTGGCGCTGGCCGGAGGGCACCACGCACGTCACGATCTTTGCCGATGCGGGCCATCCCGGCATGCAGGCGGCCGCGGGTCTCGCCGACCGGCTGAACCTCGCCGACATCCCCTCCGTCGTCATCGCCCCGCTGCACGGCGACGACTTCAATGACGACCTCCGCCGGGGCGTCACGGCGAGCGACTACACCGCACCGGACCAGACACCACCCCAGGACGCTGCGCCGGCGCCCAGCACGGCGGACGATCTGCTCGCCGCGGCGCGCATGCTGACCAAGCCGCCCGAGATGGCGCCGCTCTCCGAGCTGCTCGGCCGGATCGTCACCGTGCGGCTCGATCCGCTGGCCGAGCGCCAGATCCTGGCCGCCATCAAGACCGCGGCGGGCATCGCCGTCTCGGTGCTGGAGAAGCAGCTCAGCG